TTTTCAATTTTTTCTAAATTACTATATATGAGTAATATAATATTTAATGCAAATATATTATCTAAAGATACTCTCAAAACTCTATTCATAAATAATTATAATAATTCTTATGGTGTTCCTTCTAGTTCTCCTTATCCTGGATTATCTTTACATAATAACAAGGGTTTTCAATGTTTTAGAAATGCAGCATTCTATATGGTAAATAGAATGCAATCTGAATTATGGAATGGTATTGATAGATTACCAGTTTTACCTACATCAGATAAAGATAAAAATCAATATTTAATAATTCAAACATTTGTTGAAATGATGGATGATAGAATTATAAATAGTTTATATTCAAGTGGTACAATAGAATTTAAAAGAACTGAATTTATTGATGAAAGATTTAAACAATTATTAAATGTTACAGATTCTTCAAAATATATATCATATGGAGTTCAAGAACCAAAATATGAGACTGCTAGAAATAATGAATTGTTAACATTTATGTCGATGGCAGATCTTAGAGCTAATGGGATGCTTAATAAAGGTGGTAATTCTCAAGATGTATTAGTCGAATTTTTAGTAAATCAAGTATATTTTAATTCTACATCATTATCTGGTTTTCCAGCTGGTCAAATAACAGGGACTACAGATTATATAAAAATATCATTATCAGAACCTGTAGATAACTTTATTAAAAAATATATAACTTATAAAACAATAACTAATAATTTAAATGAACCTTATAGATTAGTTGGTATTCTATACGATTGTCCATATAGTACTACACATAGTATTACATCTGTATGTTTTGGAGACCATTGTGATTTAGATGACCCAACACATATTTTTATGGATGACGATTTAAAAATAAAAAAAAATTTAGGACCGTCTTTTAATAGAAATGGATTACAATGGTCTTGTGGTGATGCGGGTAAGTCTATGAATGTAGGATTTTTATTATATGAAAAAAAATCTGTTAGAGCTAGATTACAAAAACAAATTCAAGATTTTATTGATGCGAATAATATAGTTAGATCTTCGCCATTTGTTGTTGTTGGTGGAGGTAATAAGGATTACTTTACATTATATCAAAAATATAAAAATAAATATTTACAACTAAAAAATAAATAATTAAATTTTCTAACTTTATAATAATGTCTAAAACAATAATTCATTTAGAACAAAATGGAAGAATATTTCCAAATTGGATAATGAAAAATTTTAAAAAATATGTATTACCAGAAATTGTTAGAAAAGAAGGTGAAGACCCATGTCAAGAAACTGGAGAAAAAAATAAAATAACTACTTATCAAGAATTTATTGGTAAATATTTAGATTATCAATCACCATTCAAAGAAATGTTAGTATATCATGGTGTAGGTGCTGGTAAAACTGTTAGTGTTATCAATGTTTATAATATATTATATAATTATAATCCTAAATGGAATATTTTCTTATTAATGCCTGCTGCTTTGCACGACGACCCTTGGTTAAAAGATTTAAAAAATTGGTTGACTAATGAAAATTATGAAGACAGATTTAAAAATATTATATTTATTCACTACGATTCTCCTTTTGCTGATAGAGATTTTTTAGAAAAAGTTAAAAAAGCAGATAGTTCTAAACAATCATTATTCGTTATTGATGAAGCCCATAGATTTATAAATAACGTTTATAACAATATTAGTTCCAAAAAAGGTAAAAGAGCTCAAGTTATATATGATTATATTCAACAAGAAAAGAAAGAAAATGCGAATGTTAGAATTATGTTATTATCAGCTACACCCGCTGTAAATAATCCTTTTGAATTTGCATTAATATTTAATCTTTTACGTCCTGGAACTTTTCCAACTAGTGAAAGTATTTTTGAACAATTATTTATTTCTTCAGTAAATTTTCAATCATTAAATGAAAATACTAAAAATATGTTTCAAAGAAGAATTTTAGGTTTAGTATCTTATTATTTAGGAGCTACTCCAGATAAATTCCCTTCTAAAACAGTACATTATAAAAATATTCTTATGGAAAATTATCAATTAGAAATATATGAACATTTTGAAAAAATAGAAGAACATAGAGAAAAATTAAATAGAATGAGGTCTAGAGGTAAAGTTGGTGAACAATTATCAACATATAATGCATATACACGTCAAGCTGCAAATTTTGTTTTTCCACATATTAACGATATTGTTAATGGAGAAGCTAGACCTAGACCTGGTAAATTTAAAATTAAGGTTGAAGATGCTGTTTTAATCGATGAAGGTAAAGAAGTTGATAAAATTAAAGCATTAAAATTAAATGATTCTGAAATAGCAGCTTATATGAGTGCAATAAATAATTTTATAAATTCATTTATAAATTACTGTAAAGAAATACATACTAAAGATAAAGAAAAGAAAAACACATTACAAGAAGATATTAAAAAATGGAAAGAAACTTATAAATCTAGTTTCTCGGCTTTTGTTACAACTGAAAAACATAAATCTAATTTATTTATAGCATTATATACTTGTTCACCAAAATTTATGACTTGTATTTTTAATATTCTTAAATCACCTGGACCAGTCTTAGTGTATTCAAATTATGTACAAATGGAAGGTCTTCAAATATTTAAAATTTATCTAAGTTTCTTTGGTTTTGGAGATTATCATCGTGATTCTCAAATGAATTTCAATGATTTATCTATTAAAGGAACAAATGATGGTTTTAGATATATTGAATATCACGGTGCCATTGATAGAGAAATAAGAGAACGAAATAAAAAGATTTACAATGATAAAGAAAATTTATTTGGCAGAATTGTAAAAATTATTATGTTATCCCCCGCTGGTGCCGAAGGTATTACACTTAGAAATACTCGTCAAGTTCATATTTTAGAACCTTTCTGGAATGAAGCTCGTATCGAACAAATTATGGGAAGAGCTGTACGTTTTTGTGTTCATAAAGATCTACCCTTAAACCAAAGAACTGTTGATGTTTTCAGATATAAAATGATTAGAAAAAGTACTAAAGTTACTGCTGACGAAAAGATGGAAAATATTTCACGTAAAAAAAATAATTTATTAATATCATTTATTGAAGCTGTTAAAGAAGCTGCAGTTGATTGTGAATTATTTAAAGCACATAATATGATGGGTTCAAAGTATAAATGTTTCCAATTTAATGAAGATGCTTTATTAGAAAAACCAATAGGACCTGCATATAATCAAAAAATAGAATATGATTTAAAAACAGATAATGGTGCAAATTCTAAAGATTCATCTAGAGTTAAAATTAAAGTAAGAAAAATTAAAGCTGTTAAAAAGATGGAGGATAATTTATATTCTACATCTGATTATTATTGGTTTTATGAAGATTCTGGTATGATTTATGATTATGATTTACAATTTCCTGTTGGAAAAGTAGAGAGAGATGATAAAGGTCAAGCCGTTAAATTAGATAATGAAACTTATGTAATTGGTGATGTAATAGATATACCTGAATTTAAAATTTATTAGTTTATTATATTAAATAGTAATTTAATATAATGCATTTTAATCTTCTTTAATAATTAAAATAATGGTATTTTAAACATTTTATATAATTAAAATAATGGTATTTTAAACATTTTATATAATTAAAATAATGGTATTTTAAATAGCTTTAATATAACAAGAAATATAGTACCAAATATAATTGATAACACAATTGTTAATGAAAATATTATATAAACTATAACTTTCAAAAAAACTGGTAATGTAGTTTCTATCATATATGATATTATTAAATCTATAATTAGAAAGATTATAATAATTATTACATAGTTATTTTTAATGAAAGCTTCAATACCATTTGTATTATAACAAGCACCATTACCATTGTTACTTTTAAGTATTTCATCACTAGTACCTGTAACAGTTTTACCAGTATCTGTATTTTTACAACTCACCTCATTGTTAATAGCACTAACAGTAACACTATTACTAAATCTTGGAATATATCTAATAAAAAATATAAATCCTAATATTGCAATTGCAATAAAACTTATAATAATATTAATATAACTTAATATATTTTTTTCTGGTACTAAATCAAATTCTGAATCATCCATGTACATATATATATGTATAATATATTTTTAAGCAATCATATCCATAACGATATTTTCGTGATAAGTATAATTATCAACAATAAAATCATCAATAGTAAAATCTTCTATTTTATTAAATTCTTTATCTGGATTAATTATTAACTTAGGGAAATTAAATGGTTTTCTTTCTATTTGTTTCTTTAAACTTTCTTCATGATTATTATAAATGTGTGCATCACCTATAACAATTATTAATTTTTTCGGTTTCATATTTGTTAACTTTGCTAATATATAAGTTAACACCGCGTAACTTGCGATATTAAAAGGTAATCCTAATCCAACATCTGCTGAACGTTGATACATTTGACAAGATAATTCTTTATCTTTTGATACATAAAATTGTGCCATCATATGACAAGGTGGTAAATTCATCAAATGAAGTTGTGCTGGATTCCACGCTGATAAAATTATTCTTCTGGACATTGGGTCGTTTTTAAGTTGATGTAATACTGTTTCTATTTGATTTACACCAAGATTATCATAAGTAGTTTTATGATCTTTATAATCAGCATTGAAATGTAACCATTGAAACCCATAAATTGGTCCTAAATCATTAACTTCTCTATCAGTAAATCCAACACTATCCATATATTCACGTGATGCGTTACCATTCCAAATTTTAACATTTTGGTCTGTTAATTTTTTATTATCTGTTGAACCTGATAAAAACCATAATAATTCTTTGATAACTGTTTTCCATGCTAGTTTCTTTGTTGTTATAAAAGGTATAGATTCTGAAATATCAAATTCTAGCTTTTCTCCAAAAATAGATTTCGTAATACTATTTCTAGTTTTTCTTTCTTCACCAGTTAATATAATTTTATTAATTATATTCAAATAAGCTTCTTCCATTGTTATAGTTGAAAATTAAATTAAATATTATTATAATACAATTTTTATTGAATACTATTTCTAACTGTATTATCAAATAACTCCCTATTTGTAAGATACATTTTAGCTGCATCAGCATTAGCTGGCGAAGCTGGATTTGGATCCATAAATAATGATCTTAATGACAACATAATTTTATCTACTTTTTGAGCAGGAGACCATTCATGAGGTTGTAAAATATCAATACAAATCTTTCCATCTCTATAAATATTAGGATGAAAAATCGGTTTTAAAAATTTTACTGAAGGTGCTTTTATTGGATATTCTTCATCAAAAGTTATTTGAAAAGGAAATGCACCTTTTTCATAAGGAGAATCAGGAGGTCCATATAAAATACCTTGCCAGCTCCATATATTATCAGTATTTGTTAGAATGAAACCTTCTAGATTTTCTTTCTTAATATTTTCTAGTTCTTTATTTATTCTTTTTAGTGCAATAGACATATATTATATATAATATTATTATTTTAAATATTTGTCAATTTTTATTTTTTTATTGCTTAATTTTTACAAAATGAAAACTTTCAATTTCATCTTCAGCTAAATACATACATTTCGCTTTCAACTCATTTTCCATATGATTTATTACAAATGATAATGTATTAATTGTCTTTAAAATTTCTTTATTATGAGATACTATTTTAATCTCTCCGTATTTTTGTTCAATATAATCTAATAAAACTTTTAAATCACCAGATACCATACTATGTACATAATGATCTTGATAACAAATTAAATTTTTTGATTTATTATAGTTGTAATTACAAGAATCTTTATAATTACAAAATTTATAAGAACATCTTGATATATTATCATCAGTATATATTTTATTTTCTAATTTTATTTCTTCTTGATTTAATCTAGTTCTTAAAGTTTCACTTAATGATAATAATAATTTCAATGCATTGGTAAAAAAAGTATAATTTAATTGGTTATTTTGAAGAGAATATTTAGTTAATAATTTAATTATTTCAAGTTCCTTCTGAAGAATTTTTAAACTATTTAATTTTTGTAGTTTGCTTATTTCTTCATTATTTTTACATAAATTTTCTATTTCTGTTAATTTTTGAAGATATTCTGTTTCAATTTGAACAATTTTATTTTGAACAACATTTTGATTATTTTGATTCTTTAGAATATTGACTAATTTAAGAAATTCTGTTTTGTCGATAATCATTTTATTGTTAACATTAAAATGGTTTTTATACCAACTTGTTTGAAAAGATTCTGATATAATATCTGTCATAACTTATATATTATAAGATTATTACCTTTAAATTAATTTGTAAAAATTTAATAAAGATTAAAATATAATATATATTAAAATGAATAGTAAAGATAAAGAAAGTTTAAATAAACTTTTACAAAATTATGACCCAAAATCTGATGGAATACTTAAATATAAAGAATGGAAGAAAAAATATACTGACGAATTAGTTGATTTTAAATATATTCACACCAAAGAAGAATTTCAAAAACTAACTTTAGGGGGTGTTATTAGAGTAATATCATTGTCAAATGAAGAATTAAAAGCGGGTGGAATACTTGTAAAAATAGGTACAGACAATAAAAATAAATTATATGGACTTTTAAGTATTCCTAAGAAAAACTATATATGGAAAATTTATTTTAATTATAATTATATTTTTTATAGAATGCATTATAATTCTTATATTAATGATGATAAAACTGATGCATTTAAAAATGTATTAAGCAAATTTGTTTCAAAAGATGAAATAGAACAATATACTGTTGAAGATAGTAGAGATATTAAATTAAATGATTTATTAGCAAAATATAATAAAAAATAAATTTTTTTTATTTACAAATAAGATTCTATTAGTTTAACTAAATCTGGTCCATTTACATAAAGAATTTCTTTTCCTATTGGATTATTACTAAATATACCTTTATATTTTTCTACTTCAACTTCTGTATATTTTTTATTAATTAATTTACATAAATTATGAAAATCTGCTTTAAAAAATGGTTTAGTTCCTTCCTCTAAATATTTAGTACATTTTTCATTTATTGAAGTTATAAAATTACGATGGTCTTGACATACAGGATTACAATACCAATGTTTTCTAAAATTAACTTCTATCAATGGACAGTTACTTGGTGTAAAAATAAGATTGGTACAACCAGCACCATGTGCATTTATAAATATAGCGGCTTTAGAACAAGCTTCATATTGTTCTTCTGGTGTCATAATATGAAATGAACATACTTTTATAGGTAACTTAAAATTTTTTTTACTTAAATAGTCTTGTAATGGTAAATTAGTTTCATTTTCATATAAATATCTATTATTAACATTTCTTTGATTTAATAAAATATATTCTCCTTTTAAATTTGATTTTAATTTATTTACAATATTTGTAATATGTATATCTTTAACATAATCTATGAAACACCAACAATTATAACTAGGATGTGTCTGTTCCACTGCTTCTGTTTTAGTAATATAACTAACATTTATATTAGAAAATAATTTTTTCATTGTAAATAATCTCCATTTTTGTACTGAATCTTCTTTATTAATATTATTTATATATATATATACTGATTTATAATTAGGATTATAATTTCTAATAATATCAAAAGCAAGACAATGAAAAATATTATTATCTTTTATATTAGAAATCCAAGTATGTACTTTTTTATATGAAGGATTATATTTAATTTTAGTAATTTGTAATAAATTTTTATTTAAAATGCTTAAAGATAAGTTAATTTTTTTATAATTTATTGATACCAAATTACTTTTAAGTATTTTTGGTTTATTAATAATTGGTTTTGGTGGTGTTTTATTTATAATTGGTTTTGATGGTGTTTTATTTATAATTGGTTTTGTTGATTTATTTATAATTGGTTTTGGTGGTGTTTTATTTATAATTGGTTTTGGTGGTGTTTTATTTATAATTGGTTTTGGTGGTGTTTTATTTATATTTGTCTTTTTTCTTATTAATAATAGTTTTTTTATCATATATAAATATTATATATATTTATTTTCTGTATATAAAAACTGAAAAACTTTAATTTAGAAAAATAAATATACTATAATATAATGGACCCACAAGCTTTTAGTAAGACAAAAAGACTATCAAGAGATACTGGTTATGTTAGACCTAAAAAAACATTTCAAGATTCAATGTCGTCAGATGATATTAAAGAAAAATTAAAAGAGTATAAAAAGGTTTCAGATATAAGAAAAGTTATAATTGGTACTCATATTAGATACTTTACTAAAGATAAAGATACCAAAGCTAATGTATTTAGATTAGGTGGCTTTTTAACTAAATTTGGAGATGAATATAAATATGTAATTTTAAGTAATGGCAGCATATCGTGGTCTGTTCAAAATAATAGTTCTAATGAATTTTGGGCCAAAATGAACAGTAAAGAAATTTTACAAACAGCAGAAACAGAAGTAGAAGATAAATCTAAAGAACAACAACATGTTCTTGAAAAATATAAAAAATTAAAAGAAAAGAATGAATACATGACATCCTTATTAGAAGAACAACAGAAACAAAATGAAAAATTAACCAAAAAATTAAAAGACATTGAATCTGTTGCAAAAAAGAATAAAAAATAATTCTCTTTAAAAAATAATTTAGTTTAGTTTAGTTTACAAAAATATAAAATAAAAAAATATAAAATAAAAAAATATAAAATTAAAAAATATAGTTTTTAAAAAATCTTTGTAAGTATATATATATGGGAAAGGAAAATACAAGAACTTTAAAAAATTCAAGTTATAATAATAAATCTAAAAAAAATTCTAAAAAATCTAAGAAGAATAAGAAGGATAATACAACAACTGAAGAAATGAAAAAAATTCTTGATTCAGATACTGAAAATGTAATTGGTGTAAAAAACTTCTTAGGTGGCCCTGATAATAAAGTAAATTCTGGAAATAAAGGTTTAGTTCAATATGAAGGTGAATTACCTGAAAACTTTCAAAATCAACAAATGATGCAAATGGGTCAAATGCAACAAATGGGTCAAATGCAACAACATATGGGCCAACAACAAATGGGTCAACAACAAATGGGTCAAATGCAACAAATGGTTTCACCTATGAACTATGATCCTTTAATGTTACAACAAATGGCACCTGTTCAAACAGCTCAAGCTTTCCAAAACATGGGTATGCCTAATAACTTACCTACAACTTCTCAAATGGCAAGTAACATAAATAGATTAGCAAGTTTATCAAATCAACCTGCACCTCAAGAAGGAACCGCTCCATTCTCATTAAGAGGTGGTAATCCATTTAAATATAATATCCTAAACTTAGCTAATTTAAGTTCTAAGATTCAAAGAATTATATAAATAAATTATACTCTATATAGAGAATTAATATGATTGTACATTTCTTTAAGTTCATCATAATTTGAAGAATCAATTGAAATTAAAAATTCATTCATTAAATCTAAATTATTATTATTAAAAATAATACTTCTATAATGATTAAGATTATTAATCATTATTATTTCATAATTATTTGTATAAATAGTATCTTCAGGTCGTTTCAACCAAATTAAATAATCAATCTCTGCTAAAATATAATCTCTCATATTATTTCTTTCAATTCTATTATTCATGAGAATTATAAAGTTATTTAGAATATTATAATCATAGATGTAATTGTTGATGTTATTAATGTTGATAATGGCGTTGCTGATGTTACTGAGGATAGTGTTGAAATCATTAGTATTGTTATTGATAGACATAAATATATTAAATAAATGACAATTAAAAAAATATTCAATTTTTTAATCATAATAATAATGTGTAAAAAATTGAAATAATATATGTATGTAATAATTAATTATATAGTATGGAATTCTATAATGGATGGCAAAAAGTACTCGATATTGGCACTGGTGATTATAAGCTTTCGGGCTTTTCACGTGCTGGTTTTAAAACTGGGTTGGTAATTCTTCCCCTAAAAATCTGTCTTGATGCAGGTGTTTGTAATCAATATGAACCAAATATGGTTTTGGTTACTCACGGTCATACAGATCATGTTGGTGAACTGTACAATATATTGATTGGTAACTCTCGGAAATTTAAGGTTCCTGTTGTTTCTGCTCCTAACTTGATTCATCACATTTCAAATTATATTAATTCGATGATGAGCATGAATCGTGGTTGTAATTCAAAATATAATAAGTGGGAACCTTGTGCACTAGTAGAGAAGAAGCGCTTTGAGATTCAAGGAAAGACGATTGAACTAGAACCATTTGCAATGGACCACAAGGTTGAATCTATTGGATTTGGAATCAGTGAGATTCGCGATAAGTTGAAGCCAGAATTCGAGGGTCTATCTCAAGCTGAGCTAATTGAAAAGAAAAAGACTTACAAGATTACTTGTGAGATGGAGTTTCCAATGTGTCTATTTTGTGGTGATACTGGAATTGGCGCTATTCCAACTATTCCATTTGCAAAGTTTCCAATTGTGATTATTGAAGCGACATTCCTTCATCCTGATGATATTGGAGAGGCTCGCGAAAAGAAACATCTTCATATTACTGACTTGGAGCCTGTTTTTCTTGCTCATCCAACTACAACGTTTGTACTGATTCATTTTAGTACACGGTATGATTTGGAGAAGCTAAAGGAATATCAGGTTACTTACGAGGGAATTTATAGTAACATCAGGTTTTTTGTTTAATAAGAATTTTTCAAAAGTTTGATGATAAATTATTTTTTTTTTAATAAAAATAAAAAATATTTTTTATTACATAATCTTTTCTATGATAAGATTTATTATTTTATTAGGAAAATTTTTTGAGAGTTTCTCTCTCTCGCATGAAAAGTAGATATCTATTTAATGTATATAAATAAAAAAGTATATAAGAATAAAATATTATATATATATATACATTTAAAAAAGTACATGGAATATAATTGTAAAATATGTAATAAAGAATATTCATCATATAAATCCTTATGGAATCACACTAATAAATTTCATAAAAATGATGTCAATACTGTCAATACTGACGTCAATACACTTGTCACTAATGTAGAAGATAATAAATTAAAATGTAAATATTGTAATAAATTATTTACAACAAGACAAGGAAAAAGTTATCATGAATTACATCATTGTAAAGAAAATAAAAAAGAATTAATTACAACTTCTGATAAAGAAATAAATATACTTAAAAAACAAATAAATTTACTACAAAAATCATTAAAGATACATCCAAAAACATTAAATAAAATTAATAATCAATTAAACAACACTAATAATGGTACTATAAATAATAATCATAATAATACAATAAATATCGTTCAACTAGGACATGAAAATTTAAGTAAAATTTTATCAGATAATCAAAAAATAAATATTTTAAATCGTCAAGCAATGAGTATTAATGATTTGGTAGAACTAATACATACTTCTGATAAATATATTCAATTTAAGAACGTTTATATAACAAATTTACAAAGTAGTTTTGGATATAGATATGAAGATAAATCAAAAAAATTTATAGCAGTTAGTAAAAATGAATTATTAAATGATATATTGGAATCTAGGATGTATGATATTGGTAATTTTTATTCAGAAATCCAATATAAAATGGAGCCAAAGAGAGCTGAAAGAATAAAACATTTTATAGAAAAAATGACTTTAAAACCAGAAATGAAAAATAAAAAGAAAGATGAAATTAGATTAATTTTATATAATAATAAAGAAAGTATTATTAGTATGACCGAAAAAGTTAAACAAAATATGAAAAATTCTTTATTGCAAGATAAAAAAGAAGAGGATACTTCAGAATCTGAAATAGATATATAAACTATCTAAACTTTGGTTCTATATAATCCAACCCCAAATATTTAAAAAAGTCTTCTTCACTTTTAATTTTTAATTTAGTACCATCCGCTTTAAATAATCCATATTCTGATAACTTCAATTCCATATTTTTCGCAATACTTCTCATCTTTTTATTCAAATCTGCAGAACCTGTAAAATATAATAATGCTGAGTAAAATGATTCATATGGAACATATCTTACATCAATTCTTCTTATAGCATTATCTTTATATTTAGCAAATCCCATATATTTAGTTTCAAAATTTTTATCAGTTATATCATCTACTAATAAAGGTTTATCTCCATTTGTTTTAATTGGTAATTTTAATTTATTAATGAAATTTTCCAAGTGTGGCGTTGGGTCATTATTATTATCTTTAGTACCTAATTTAGAAACTAATACATCAATATCTCCTGATGTTGGTCTTTCTCTTCTATAAGAACCACAAACTTCAAACACATATTTATTAGAATCATCTAATTTATTTTCTTTATTCATTTTATCAATTATCTTTGTTAAAATTTTATATACTTTATCTATTTCAGCTCTAGGAATATTTGTTTCGTATAATCCATAATATTTTAATCCAAGTTCTACTTTTTCATTAACTTCTATAGTCTTCTTTTTTATTCTGTCTTTTAACATTTTAATAGAAGTAATTCCTTGGTCATATAATTCAACTGATTTAGCACGACCAATACCAACTATTGATTCTAATTCTTCTAATATCTTTTCTTTTCCTTGGTCTGTTTTAGTGAAATTCGCTAATTCAGCTAGTTTACCTGTTTCTAATATTTCTTTAACTCTGTCAATAGTTCCAGAACCAATACCATCTATTTCTTTTAATTCAAGATAATTTTTTTTAGTAATTTTTTCAGGATATTTTTTAAGAATAGTTAATACATTATTCAATTGTCTTAATCTAAAATTATTAGCGGTGACTTTTTTAACTTCTTTGGCTTTCTTAAAATCATCACTCTCGTTTTTAATAAAAGCTATTAATTTCTCAAATTCAGTAATTATTTTTTCATTTGACATTTATAATATTAATACCTAGTTAAATAATTTATATTAATTTCATTTTTTTTATAAGTGTGTTTAATGGAACAAGAAAAAGAAAAAATAGATTATATATTTATTTTATTATCCTTCTTTTTATCAGTAATGTTTTTAGTAATATTATTTAGTAAAAATAATGAAGATGATTTATTATTTAATTCAAAAATATATTTATATGCGTCGATAATGTCATTTATTTTATATAGTTATCATAAATCATTTAGATTATGTGCATTTTTATTGGTGATATTATTTTTGTATTTCTTAAGAAAAACTATTTAAGAAGGATTTGAGTATTTATAGAAATGAACAAAGATTATCAAAATCTAAAATCTGATACAGAGGGATTATATTCGTTATCCCATAAAGAAGATGCAGATAAATTAAGTCATATTATAAAAGATAAATATGGAGATATTAAAATAATGGATGCAACAAGTGGTATAGGAGGTAATTCAATATCATTTGGTACTTATTTTACTAATGTAATATCAATAGAAATAGATTCTGATCGTTTTGAAATGTTAAAAGCAAATATTGAAGTAAATAAATTAAATAATATTTTATTAAATGGTAATTTTATTAATTTTATTAATATGGATTACGATTTGATTTTTTTAGACCCTCCTTGGGGAGGCCCTAATTATAAATTTGAAAAATCAATTAATTTTAGTATTAATAATACTAGTTTAAAAGAAGTTACTAAATTATTAAAAAGTAAAGAAAAAATAATTGTATGGAAGTTACCATTTAATTATAATTTAAAAGAATTTGATAAATTTAATTATCAAATACATAACATAAAAAATTATTTGATTTTAATTATTGAATAGATTTAATTTTTTCTAATAATTTGTTGTAGTTATTATTCTCTATATTATATACATTATACATTTTCAACACAATTGCTGGATGTTTTACTATATTTTTGATATTTTCATAGTCGTATAATATTTTTCCAATTATAATTGACATACGTAATGGATCATATTTCATCTGTGTAGATAAACCATTAATAAGAATATAAGCTTTGAATAGTTCATAAAGGTCTGGTATTGTAATTGGTATGTTTACATTTGATTTTGTATAAAATTCCATCATTTTATTCATAACTTCAGTAAAAGAAATCTCATCAGTTGAAACACCTACATTACAGTCAAATGCAGGCAAAGTTTCTATATAATCATCAGTCGTTTTAATATTTTTATTAATTATTTTATGTATATCAACTAAATCATATAAAGAATCGATTGATGTTTTCATTGTATCATCTTGTTTGCTTACATTTGTTGATGAATTATTATTATTTGAATAATAACATTTGGCATGTTGTGTATTTTCTTCTATATTTACATTTTTTGTATGATTACTATGGAATGATTTTTCATTATTTACTCGCTCTGTACTATTAAGACAAGATTTTGTGTATACATCAATAATATTAGGATTTTTATTATGATTATAAATATTTGTAACTTTTATTTTCTTAAGTTCATTTTTAAAATTTTTATAACTATCTGATTTTTTATCAATAGTTATTGAATTAATACTTTTTTTATTAAGAAGGTCTGTTAATGTATCAAAAAGATTATCATAATTATAAAATGTAGATTGTATTATAATTTTAACTAATTCATTGATATCTGGGTCATCGTTAAATAAATCTATTGTACCAACTGCACCAAAATCAATTAATGTCATTTGTGCCTTTCTTTCTGGTCCATCAGTAAAAGAAAAATATACATTACCTGAATGAAGATCGCCATGATAAAAACCATGTATAATAATATTACTAAAAAATTTATAAACTAGCAAATCAAATGAACGGTGTAAATATGCGCGATAATTAGTATCTATAGATAAATTATTTTTTTCGTTGTTTTCAAATAGTTTAGAAAGAGGAATACCTGATGCAATTGACATAGTTAATGCAAACCAACAATTGTCTATAATTACATTTTCTTTTACTGTTATTGTAGTAAGAAAAACATTAACATCAATATCATTATATAATTCTTTATAATTCATTGTATAAAGTTTATGTCCGCGATTAATATGTTCTATTTCAACTTTAGATTGCAGTTCTTTACCAGTAGAAAATAACATATTATGAACAAAACGTTGTTCAAGTGTATTGGTATCGAAAAATGTATTAAGTTTTGAATATTCGTAACAAGATTGAATAATTGACATTGGTTTAACTACTTTAACTACAAATTTTTCCAATGTTATACTATGTTGTACAAAGAATACATGACCAACTGACGCAGATGCTTCATTAATTACTTGATACAAGTCCCAATTTTTGATAATTTTATTAAGAATTAAATTAGATTGCGATTCTGTCATCTTTGGATATGTTAATTTTGTTAAATTGTATGTTTTCCTTTGAGCCTCTGACATAATTGGACGAACTTGTTGTAAAATTTTTAAAATAAATGGACCTGAATTAAGTAATAGACTTTTGGAAAAGAATTGAAATAATTCAGTTTGTGACATTGGAGGATTCTTCAAAAAATTAACAAACATATCACGTAAAATTTGTGCCCATATAATAGGATGTAATACATCAGTAGAATAATAATATTGAATCAAATCTACAAAAAAACATTTGAGTGGTCCAATAGTATCAGGTATCATTGTATTTAATTCATTTTCAATAAAACTTGTATTTACATTAGACATTTCATATGATTTAGTTAAATTATAACTTGTTGCCCCAAGAATTTTATTAAAAAAATCATCCATAACATCTTTATTAAGTATTTGTAACATAGATTTTATTTGATTAAAATATGAACGTAGCATTAGATTAACTTGTTTCTTATCTTCCAATGAATTTTTATTATATGTTGGAAATTCTGCTTTGATTTTGGAAGAAGCGCATAAAATAATTACATCCCATAACCAACAGACACTGCGCGTTTTAATTAAATTACCAAGATTTATTAATGTAGTTAGCATATTGGAATCCATATATATATCATCTGCCATAACTAAATCTGTTAAAGCATCAAATATAAGATTTGTGTTTTCATTATCTTTATAACTTTCATTAAAAAATTTAACGAAATCAGATTTAATATTATTAATCTTTTCATTTGTTAAATTAATTTGTTTTGAAAGTTTTTCAGCATAATATAATTCAGAAATTGTAGTACAATTATCTTTTTCAGATAATAATTCATCAATAATTTTATTCCATTTATTACTTAAAATTTTGTAATATATTTCATATTTAACATTTTCTTTAACACAAGCAAAGTTATATTCAGAATTAATCATATTTTTAATCATCTCTTCATTTGTTTCATCAATTGTTTTTATTAAATTTTCTATCAAATTTTTAAATGTTTTTGTCATTATATATATGTATATATTTAATCATTTCTATAATAAAATAGCATATAAGCATTTTGTTGTTGTAAATCTTCTTTTTTTGTGGCTCTTATTAAATCGCGTTCATCGTTAAAAAGATACCAGTTGTTATCAAATCTATTTTTAACAATAGAAGTATAATGTCCAGAACTAACACCAGATATACCAAATTCTTGATGTAGATTTACACCAAGTAAATTATATTTAGACTTATTTTTGTATGGACTTTCATCATTAAAATATTTTGACATATCTAAATCATATATTGGATATTTTATATTATTTGTTTTCTTTTTAATTATTTGACCAAAGTTATCAGTTTGGAATCTTACAAAATGAAGAATTAATACTT